GACCATGGTAGGCTGATTGTGATTTAGGAGGGGACATGCCGACAGCAAAGAAGAAAGCGCCCGCAAAGAGCGCCAAGCCAAAAGCAACAGAACCGGAGATCCCGCCGGGGTCGGTGTTGATCGTGAAGCTTGCAAAGGGTAAAACAGAACCCAAGCCTCCGCCCGGTGTTAGCATTTGGGTGATGGATGGGGATCGATTGGTTCTAACTGCCCAGGACATGCATGCGCGCGGCTGGGTCAAACGGAAGTATTGAGCATGTACGACGCACCGAGCCACATACAGCCAGAGAGCCAAGAAGACAAAGCCCGCTGGCAAGAGCAAGCGCTTCGATATCGTCTGTTGACCGGCGCCCACATCGAGGATCTGCGCGATGAACTGCGGCGTTTGTTCGCCCGTGAAATTGCGGCAGACTTGGAATTTCACCCGGACATGAGCAGGAACCCGTTGCGCATGATCGTGCAACAGCTTGCGAACCTTTACCAAGAAACACCCAAGGTCCACACAGAGGATCGGGATCTCGACTTGTCGCCTATCGTGACTCCCCGACTGTACCCGTTGCAGCAACAAACGGAGATGCTAACGTTGGGTATTAACGAGGCGGTTGTACGTGTCGACTGGGAGTGGTGGCGCGGTGCGACTGAGGCAACCTACCGCCCGATATCGCCTGACTTGATTGTAGCAACGCCAGATCCATCGGTACCAGATCAACCGATCGCCGTTGAGGAACTGCGCCCGCGCACCAAGCCGGGAACCTTCGAAAAGGTTTGGACGTGGGACGTGTACGATGTAAGCGACCCCGAAAACCCGGTGTTCCGCATCGATGCGATCAGCGAGAAGGGCACGCGATACGATGCAACCAATGAGTTCGCACCCGATTTGGTGGGCTCCTATCCTTACATGTACGACGGTGCACCCGTGCTCCCATACGTAATTTTCCATAAGCGGATCGGGGCTGGCCTTTGGAACTACCGGGACGGCGTAGAGCTGGTTCGGGGTTCTTTGCGACTTGCTGCGTTGTGGTCCCACTGGTGCGATGGGTACCAATCCTGCGCACATCCACAGCGCTATGCATTGGACGTAGACAGTCAAGCCGGGATCACCCGTTCGATCGGTGGCGTATCGGTTGACGTTGTACCCATTGACCGCAAATCCATTTTGAAGTTTCGATCGGCGGGCCCGGGTACCGGTTCGATTGGCGCCTTGCAGCCTTCGATGGAGCCCCGCAGCGCAGCGGAGGCCCTGAAAACGTACAGCCACGGGCTCGCGATATACGCAGGGCTCAACCCAAGCGACCTACAGACAACGCAGGCACAGAGCGGCTATGCGATCGTTGTGGGCCGTGAGGGTATGCGGCGGGTAATGAAGGCGCGTGAACCTTCGTTCATGGCGTCCGACCGTCTACTTCTGGCGACCGCTGCAAAGCTTGCGAACAGCTACGGAGGGCACAGTCTGCCGACAGAACCAGGGGACTACACGATTGAATACCGAGGCGCCAAAGAAAGCGACACCGAGCGCAAAGCCCGCGCGGAGATGGTAAAGGCTGAGCTCGACATGGGTTTAATCTCGAAGGTGGACGCGTTGCGGTCGCTGCATCCTGAAATCGAAAGCGACGAAGAAGCGATCGACCGGCTGTTGCGCGTGAATCGGATCGAATCGGCTATCTTCCAAGGTGCCTCCGATGTAGACGCGCCATCGGATGATGCTGCCGTATCGACAGCGATCATTCCGGGCGCCGAACCATTAGCTGCTACGGCGCTTAACGGTGCGCAAATCGCGTCGCTGTTGAAGATTCTTACAGATATTTCGGCCGGCGTTATCAGCAAAGATGCTGGAGTTGCGATCATTGTCGCATCATTCCCGACCATACCGGAAAGTGTAGCAAGAAGGATCGTATCGGGCGCGCAATCTCTGCCGCCCATTGTACCTTAAACAAGCGCCATCGGCGGGCGATGAACAGCCGACAGGGGGAATGAATGAGTGAAGAAGCATCCAAGGAAATCGTAGCCGTTCAAAATGGAGCGGCAAAGAACCACAGCAACGGATCCGACGTTGCCCAGGTTCCGTCTTTTCGCCTACGTGAAGAAAGCGACAGACGGCGCGCAGCGGAAACACGCGCGCAGCAATTGGAGCAACAGCTGACTCAACTGCAGGGCGAATACGAGAAGACAAAGAGCGGGCTTGGGCAGATTCAAAGCCAGCACAGCCAGGACATGCACCTTATCGGGCTTGGTTTCCAGACTCAAAGCGTGCGCCGGTTCTTCCGTCGTGAGTATGCCGACAGCGTTGCAGAGCTTCAGGCAGACCAGCGCCCAAGCTTTGAAGAATGGTTGACAGCCAGCAAGGACGATCCGCTGTATTCCGTGCACTTCGAACGGGTAGCACCGAAGCAAGACGGGCAACCAGAACCGGCACCACCACCACAGCAAGACAGCGCAGACGCCTTGCTGTCGGCTGTCCGGCAAGCATTGAACGCAAACCCTAACAGCGGAGCGGGAACCCCAGCCGCGCACACCGGCCGCCAGTTCTCGAACGATGAGATCCAAGGCATACGCGGCAAAAATGCGGGTTCGCTTGGCGCGCATAAAGATCAGATACTTGCAACCCTACGTGCAGAAGGGCTAATCAAATAAGGTTGCGGATTTTCTTCGCATCTTACACAATCAACAAAGAGCAACCCGGCACGCCGATCCGTCAATCGGTGAACGCTCATACAACAAACAATCATTAATGAGGTTCTGAAAATGGCTGATGAAATTACCTTTACCGGGTTGAGCAGCGCAGGTGGACGCGTTGCCTCTGTGCTCTCTGCACTACTCTTTGAGAAGATCCACGATCCTACTGACCTTCGCGCGGTGATGACCGAGGTTCCATGGGCACAGATTGGTTCCGATACCATGTCTGTCGCTCTTGATGGTGCGCCCGGTGGCTTCACTGCACACGTCACAAGCGAAATTGCCGCAGGCTCTGCCGGCAACAATTCTGCGTATGGCTCTGGCAAGTTCGATCTGCAGATTGCACGCTACCTGCGCAAGTACCAGATGTCGGATCTGTTTGGTGTCACGGGCGGTCCCATTGATGCGGCTGCTATCGTGCAGACTCTTGCAGACGGTGTCGGCTTGACCATGACAGACTTGCTGTGCAACCTGTTCGGCTCTTTGTCGACTTCCAGAGATGCGGGAACCGCAATGGACGTTGACGCCTTTTACGGTGCAATGTTCGATCTGAACTTGGCAAACGCTGCAAGCACACCAGACGCGCCCTACTCTCTCGTGATTGCTCCCAAGCAAATGAACCAGCTACGGGACTCTTTGCGTTCAGAAGGTGGCGATGGCGTCAAGCCCGGGTCGTATCTGAACTTCCGAGAAGAAACCGGTACAATTACAAAAGCCGGCGCCCCCGGGTACCAAGGGAACTTTCAAGGTGTCGACATATGGCAAAGTGACAGCATTGCGAAAGTAGACGCAAGCGCACACTTCGCAGGTGCAATGTTCGCCAAGGATTGCTTTGCTTACACGATGGCGCCTGTCCGTGCGTTGAGTGGCTCACACGTCCCAGCTTCGAACATCCTGATCGATGCTGGCGAGCTTTTGGTGGAAGTCGAAAGAGATGCAACCAATGGACTTAGTTCTGCGGTTGCTTCTATCTTCTGCGGCGTATCAGAAGCCCAGGACGCGCTCGGCGTTCTTATCAAGTCAGACGTCTAAGTTTGATCAACCAAGGGCGGGCGCTTGTCCTGTTGGGCGCCCGTCCTTTTCAATAAGGGGACAACATGAGCCAACCTATCCATTTGACGCAGCCAAAACGGGACGTGCAGACCGTTGAAACCCGCAGCGGACTACCCACACACAGACGGAAGCCGGCCGCACGTTTTGTGTATGTGGTGTATCCCAAGTCTTGGGAGTACCACACAGAACACGGTTTTCTGCCCGTTCTCTGTCGGCTGGTTGCGCAGCCAGGATGCAACGGTGTGAACATGCGCGGCAGTCTTGCCAAGCCCATCGCAAGCGCACAAATGAAGGGCGGCACGTACATCGATCCGAAAGATACCCGACTGGGACCATACACAGATTATGTGCAGTTCTACGATACAGATCGGGGCGGCCGGTGGTACGTGGACTTTTGCGCGAAAGCAACGGTGTTAACCAGCGGAGAAATCATTTGGAACACCAAAGAATCGACCGTTGAATTCGACAAGTTCCGCGCCCATTTGCGGGCCAGTGGTATCGTTCCGGCAATGCTTCCGGAGATCTACAATTGGCTCGTACGCCGTGAAGAAGAAACCGCAAAGACGTTGCTGTCCAAGGCCGGAAACAATCCGCACATGCAGAAAGAATACGACGCGCAGATCCAAAAGCTTGAAGACATGGCGACCGCTTTTGCAGCAATGCAAGGCGCCAAGCAAGCAACGGCCGCAAGCGCACCAAAACGAAAGACCGCAGAAAACCTTATCGAGGGGTAGACCATGACACCGAAAGAGCAAATCACCGCAGCAGATCAGGCGCTCACCCTTGCAGGGTACGCTGTCCGCAAAGCAAAGACAGACCCCTCAAACGGTCCTGCATGGTTGAAAGATGCAGCCGCGCACATCGCAACGGCCGCAGCCGCAGTCAAGGCAGCCGGACCAACAGAACCAAAGAAGGCGCCTGCAAAGAAGGCAGCACCAAAGAAGGCGAAGAAATGAGCGGCGAAAGGAAAGGCGCCCGTGAAGCGATGGACAAGATGGTCCGCCAGATGGTGAACAGCGGAACGTCTGTCGAATACGCCAAGAAGAAAGCGGTCAAGGCCGCGCAAAGTCACGACAAGAAAAACAAACGATAGGGGTTCTACATGTCCGATACATTCTGGAACGCGCGGTTCACCGGTCCAACTATGATCGAACGCGGCAAAGATCAGACGGTATCGGTGTCGATAGAACGCTCCGGTTCTGTCGCTTCTATCACTTCGGCTACCTGCAGTGTGTACGACCAGGACGGATCAACCATCAAGGACGCGGTAACCTGCACAACGCCTGCCGGAACTGGGCAAGCGATCGCAACCATTGCAGCGGCAGACACCAGCGGAAAAGACTTAGCGCGCAATTGGTTGATACAGTTCGACGTCACCATCTCGGGCAAGGAATACCGCTTCTATAATGACGCGGTTCTCTGCAGAGCTCGACTCTACAGCCCAGTAGGACAAAGCGATCTGATCGCTCGCCATTCGGATGTCGTCAATCTCGTGGCCACATCAAAAGCTAACCTTCAGGACTACATTGATACAGCTTGGCAGGACATTACAGGCCAGATGTATTCGGACGCGGTCCCGTTTTGGCGCTTTCGTACGCCTTCTGCGCTGCGCGGGCCCATGTTCGCTCGGTGCTTTGAGTTGATATTTCGGGACTACTCAACGCTCTTTGATGCCGGCGA